CAGCACGGAAGCCATCTCCAGAATCTTGGTCAGGACGTTCGAGCCAGTCAGGGCGACTGGAGCGGCGTCGGTGCCCAGGTTGTAGGAGCTGGACTTCACACCGGCGGTAGCACCCTTGTTGGCGGCGGCACCGCTGGAGAAGGTGTTGTACACAACGTTGGAGTCGATGGCGATGCGCATCTGCTCGGCTGCGTCAGCAGCGAACATGTCCATCAGGTTAGGCTTGGCCTGGTACTCGAGCACGTCGTTGATCTGGAAGGCGAAGTACTTGCCCTTGTCGATCAACAGCTCTTGCATGCTGGGGGTAGGCACCTCGTAGGCGAGGGTCGTACCAGCAGAGTAGTTGCTGATGGTGATGGTAGGAGCGGTGTTGATGTACACCTTGTCGCCCATAGAGGCGACTTCACCTTGCCACGAAGTGTTGGCGATCTCGCCATACACGGATGCGGCATAGAACTTCTCAGCCAGTTTGGCGGACCAAACGGCGGGGATGAACTTGCCAGAGTACGAGTCAGTGGTACCGAGGTTGCCTGCGGCTTGTGCGCCGGTGACGGGGAAAATTGCAGCCATTTTGGCCTCCTAAGAAAAAAGGGGTTGTTTGCTGCTACCGCCACCGGCCTAGTTCATTACTGAACGCGTCCTTCGGAGATAGCCAGGTTAATCATTGCTTCGATGCGCTGAACTTCAGCTTCCTGTCCGCGGTACTCACCACGACGCTTGGCGTTGTAGTAATCGACCACCTGCTGTTGCGTCAGCATGGGCTTCGTCTGCGGCGTAGGAGCTGCGGTTGCAGCAGCCTTCGGGCTAACTTGCTTGGCCACGGCGTTGGGCTTAGGAGCGGCTGGCTGAGTGGCTGCGAATGCCTTGAACACGGCGGATGCGCGATCAGCGTTCATCGACTGCTGGGCGGCGTTCAGGGCCGACTGGCGGGGATGCCCGTAGACCGGATCGACCTCTGCGAGCCACGCCAGGAAGGCGTCATTCGCGTTGATCTGTTCCCAGTCAGGAACCATCTTCGTCAGGCGATCAAAGAACGACTGCTCGGCGGTCAGTGCGACAGTTTCGTGCGTGCCCTGGAGGGCCTGCTCTAGCTGCGCAAGACGCTGCTCAAAGCGAGCTGCTTGTCCTTGTAATTCGCTTGCAGCGCGACCGAACAAACGCTCGGCGGTGCGCTGCACCATATCCACCAAGTCGGAACCGAAGTTCTCAACGTCGCGGGGGTCTGCCACCGGTGCTGCGGGTTCGCTCGGCTTGGCCTTTGCATCTGCGGCTTCGTTCAGACGGTTCACAGCCGTTTCGAGCTGTGTGCGCAGGTCTTTGACCTGGTTCTGAAGGCCTGGGACTTCACGGTTGAACAAGCCCTGGAGGGTCTTGTACTTGTGTTCCCAGACGTCTTGCTGCGGTTGCGTGGGCTGAGCCGGTGTCTCCGTAGAGGCCGTTGGCTCAGGCGCTTGCTGTTGGGCTTCAGGAGCGTCGGGCGCTAGTTCTGCCTGGGGTTCCTGGGGTTGGGGGTTAGCCTGTGCCAGGACGGCGTTAGCTTGCTCGACTTGAGCCTGAATAGAACGGGGCAATGCCATCAATAATCTCCTGTACCCATCGGGTTTCTCAGGTTGCAAAAAGCGGCTGGAAATCAGCCGCTTGGGATTCAGAGTTTCGCTCGGGCTGCGTCGAACAGATCAATCATCTGCTTCAAAAGCTGGGCTTTGCCTTGGGCTTTGCGCACATCCTCTGCTACTACCAGGACAGCGAGTTCGGCATCGAGTTTGCTTGTGAGCCACTCTTTGAGTTTCGGCTCCCGCGCCAGGCGGGTGAACAAGGCAAATTCGGCTTCTCGGTCCATGTGTGGCGATTCTACAACGGTAAGTTAGAAACTTGTCAAGAGTTTACTGGGGTGCGGGCGAAAAATTGTCAGTAACTGGTGCCCCATCCATCAATTCCTGGCCGTTTCCGCCCATCCCGGCCTGCTGCTGGGCCATCTGCATCTGCTGCATCTGGGCCATGGCGGCACGCTGCTTGATGACCGACAGGCTCGGAACCACGCGGTCGGGGTTCATGTTGAGCGCCTTGGACGCCTCGCGCAGCAGCTCGGCACGGCCTTCCAGACCGATGATCTGCATGTCGATGGGGTTGCCGGTGGCCTGCAAGAACTCGTTGCGGCGGACCTGCGCGGACTCCTTGGTGATGAGCGACAGCGCACCACGGGCCACGATCTTCAGGTCACCCTTCAAGTCCGCATCCGGGTCGTACTGGAGCACCCACTGGTAGGCGCGTTCGACCGATGGCGCGATGACGTGGATGTCAATCGAGCTGATGGTCTGTTTGATCTGCTTGGAGGCGTTGCCGATCATCATCGACATGCCAGAGGCCGTGCGCCCTGCCCCGCCCGCGCCGCCTGCAAGGCCCGTCATGTATCGGGGAATACCCGAATACTCGTCGGCCAGCTCGCTGAACTTCTGGAACACGCCCATGAGGACGTCGGCGTTGCTGTTGGGCTGGAAGAAGTCGATGGCCGGAGCGGACGAACCCATCGGGTCGCTCGAGACCTGCCAGACCTTCCATGGGTACATCTCCGTCAGGTTGTCGCCGGGCGGGATGCGGTCTACGTTGATCGACACCTGTGGGCCCGAGGAGATGCCCAGGTTGTTGGCCAGCGCCCGAGCCGAGCTGTTGCACATGTCCTGGCAGTCGCGGATGCAGTCGAACAGGCTGTTGTGCCAGAACGCACCGGGGATGCGGCTGTAGCCGTCGGCGTAGTACGGGCGGCGGGCGAGCGGATCGGGGTTGATGACCGCCTTGATGACGTAGCCGCCGATCAACCAGGCCTCGACCTCGTACTCCTTGGACTCGTCGGTGACCTCTTCCTTGGTCATACCCCACTCGCGCAGCATCTTGCCGCTGACCGAGCCCCAGTACTGGAGCGCGTCGATGAGGTCCGAGCGACTCTGGTCGGCTGCCAGGCTGTCACGCCCTTCTGCGGACGCACGCTGGTTGTCGATGCTCAGCCACTCGTGCAGGCCACCCGAGCCGTGGGCGTCGAGCACAGCGCGGATCGCGTCATCGTTGTAGCCGTCCACGCCCATCATGGAGTTCAGGTTGGTGCGCGAGAGCTTGTGGCGCTCGATCAGGTAGCCGTCCTGGACGTTCTTGTTGTGCGGGCTGGGGTAGATGTTGAACGGGTCCACGCGCTCCCACTCGACCTTCTGCTCGGAGGTGGTCTGGGCCTGGAAGGTGCCGTCGGTACCCTGCACCCACTTCAGCGTCGGCGTGTTGCGCACGACCGGGCCCTTCATGAACGCGGTCTTGAAGACCATCATGTCGTCGATGAACTGGTCGAGCGCATCCATCCAGCCGCCTTCGACCATCATGTCCTCGATCTTGGTCTCGGCACGCTCGGCGTAGATGCGAGCGGTGTCCATGATCTGGTTCTCTAGCGCCTGCTTGGCGTCGGTGAGCCGCTGGCGGATGTCGGCAACCGACATCGGCATGCCACCCATCTCGGCCATGGCCACCTCGGCGTAGACCGCCTCCATGATCTGGTTGACCTCGGAGGGCGGGAGTTCGGGCTTGGGTGTGGGGGAGATGGTCCAGGGCTTCTCGGTGCCTGCGCCGATCAGGACGTCCACCAGCAGCGCCTTGGCCTGGCGGGCCTTGGTGGCGAACAGCATCATGTAAATCTCTGAGCCGCCCTGCTTCTTGATGCGGGCCAGCGTCTCCGGGTCGTACTCGCCGCGGCGACTGCGCACTGCCGACAGCATCTCGTCCTCGACGTGCTCTTTGGCCTCCTTGGCCAGGGCCCAGTGGTTCTTGATGTAACCCACCAGCGACTGCATCACCGGCTTGTTGTTCGCCTCGTCCGCCCGCTTGATGGCGGCAGCCGTCGCCGTCTCATCGGCCATCATGTCCGACAAAGACTTGATCGGCAGAAAGCCCCCGATGTTGTTGATCCGGGGGGCCGAAGGGGGCTTTAAGCCAAGTGTTTGCATTGGTAGGTCCTCACACCACAATGACACATATCATACCCGGCTTGTCAATAGTGGTGGTTGCGACTAACTATTTTGCTTCTGGAGCGTACCGGTAACGCTCCTCGGAAAATGCCAGCAGCGTTGCTGCCTCGTCCCAGTCGCTTTCATCCGCAACGAGTTCCTGGTAGACGCGCCCAAATTCATCGGTTAGGTGTGCGAGGTCTTGTCGGTATAGGGATTCAGTTTTTAACATGGCGTGTCCTTAAGCTGCGATGTACGCGGTGTTGACCATGACATTGGGGAATAATGCCGGGGAGCCGTTTAGGAGGGCAGCTCGATGAAACCGCGCAGTCACCGGGACTGAAAGCAGCGTCGCGGTTGCGGCACTCAATACCCCTACCGCAGCACGACGCCACCGAACGCCGTCACTTGATACTTCGATTACGCAAAGCCCTGAGCCGAGTGCAAAGAATGACGCGGTAAACGTTGCGTACGGGTGCGGCGCACCTGCGGGAACTCCAACGTCACGCACTGGACCAGTAAATGTAGCCCCTGGCGGCAGCGGCGCGTTGGTATCGTTCCAGAACAAACACGAAGCCTTCAGGACCTGGATAGCCCCGTTGGAGCCAACGACTCCCTCGACGTTGTTCTTGATTTTGTTGAAGTAGCTCAGAATCATGGTGCAGGACTTTCAAGTGCAGACATGTACAAATTATGACTGCTACCATTGTAAGCCCTAACACGACAGTATTCAATACGTGTAGTCTGTCTTCACGACTTCACGCCTGCCGGAGCCCTGGGCCACCCCGCGCACGTTCATGTCGATGATCGCGTCGGCGTACTGGTTGGCGTCGTGGACGTGGCTGAACTCGTTCTTGTCCGGCTTGTCCTCCATCTCCCCGTTCTTCTTGATCTTGTACCGGTACCCGTACCGGAACCCCTTGATGAGCTTCGCGCACTCGGGGTCGATCAGGTACATCGCCTTGCCTTCCAACTGCTGATTGAGCAAGCGCTCCACACCCTGAACACGCTTTTCCGGGTCGTTTGTCGGCGGTCGCACGCACTTGAACCCGGCCCGCTTCAGGGTGTCCACCAGGCTCATCTCGTTCAACTGCTGCTTGGCAAAGCCCGCCGGGTCAGGAGCGCACACGAAGGTGCAGCCCGAGAAGTGGTTGGCAATGTGCGCGTTGAGCTTGGTGTTGATGAAGGTCTCGATGCCCATGTTCTCGGCGCAGAGCTCGCCAAGAGTGAGCACACGGCCCCGGGGGTCGCGCTGCTTGAACACCGCAGACGGCGTGCGCCCGAAGTCAATCCCGATGATGATGGGGTAGCTGTCACCGCGGATGGGCACCAGCTTGTCCTTGGCGACGTGGAAGTCGTAGGTGAAGGTCTTCTCGTAGACCGGGGTGCCGGACAGCGAGCGTCCGTACTCCGAGCGCAGGTACACGCGCAGCCAGTCGTCGCTCTTGCCTGGAATGATGTTGGGGTAGTACTGCTTGGGCAGGTGGTCGTAGTTGTCGCACTTGGGGTTGACCACCCACTCCTCGCCATCCTTGTCCAGCAGCACCTCCTCGGGTTCTTCCTTGAAGAGGTCCATGTACGCGTCTGGCTTGAGGATGGCCGCGGGCTGCTTGTAGATCGCCCAGTTCGATGGCGGCTGCTCCATCTTGTCGTGCCACCAGGTGTCCTCATCGGGCATGTTGGTGTCGAAGAGCGCACAGGACCTGGTGGGCCCGCCGTCTTTCATCGACGGGTATCGGTTCAGACGACCCAGCAGGCCGTCGACGACCTCGCTGTGCAGCTCCCGACTCTCGTTGCCCCACAGGAACGTGGTCTCCAAGGACAGCGCCTTCCTGACGTCGTCCGGGGTGTCCAGCGCGATGAACAGCCACTCCGACTCTACCTGTGTGCCGTCTGGCAGTTTGGCCATGAGGATGAACGTCTTCTCCACGGCCTTCCAGATACCGGCTTCCCCGGGCGGCAGCCAGTCGAACACGGTCTTGCGGGTGGTCAGCGCCAACTGGTCCGCGGTGTTTCGCACGATGACAGCGCGTGTCTTCCTGATGTTCTTCGCGTTGGGTGCCTGCCCGCACGCCAGGCGCACGAGCTCATGCACGCAGGTGACCGACTTGCCACCACCAACCGGCCCGGCCAGCACGCGCACGTAGGCCTCGTCCAGCATGTAGTTGCGCTGCGTCTCGGTGGGTTTGTAGGTACTGCTCATGGGCCGATCTCTTTTACCTGGGCCTCGAGGACCACAGGCTGCACGTTGTTGCTGAGGCTGACGGACTGCCCGCCGCCCAGGTCGATGCTGATCTGGAAGCTCGGGCCCGTGTTCTGGACCTTCTCTTCCTTGGGCTCGAGGCCACCGGCTTTGAGCAGCGTTTTGAGGACCTCGTGCTTCTGGTTCAGGCTGGCATCCGAGGTCGAGGCTTGCAGGTACACCTGGTCGAGCAGCTCACCGGCCATCCATGCCGCCTTGGCCTTGAAGGTGACGCCGGTCTTCTCGTACTCGGAGCGTTTGGCGGACACCTGGTTCTGGAACCACTGCTGGGATGCAAGCTCGAGGTAGGTCTCCATGGCCAGCCCGTGACGCGACGCGACGATCAGCTCGTCTTCCATGCCCAGAGCCAGGCTTGCCACCATTTCGTCCGAAATCTGAGGCCAGGAGACCGTTTTGGGCCTGTATTCAAGGGGTTCGTCGTCGATTTCCATGTCAGGTCCCTCCGCTGGCGTGCTCACGGGCCAGTTTTTCAGCGCGTTCCACCGCCTGGAGGTACTTCTCCAAGGCTGTTCGGACGATGTCGGCGGTCTTGACGCCCTTTCGGCGAGCCAATGTGGCCGCCTTGTCGTGCAGTTCGTTGGGCAGGAAGAAGTTCCTGCGGACCATTTCAGCAGCCATAGCCAATGCAGAAGAGTTTTTCCATGAGCTTCCACCAGGCACCGAGCACGATGATGGCCAGGGCGTAGACGAGGACCAGGAGGGCCCAGTTTCCGAGGTTTTTCATGAAGTTCATGGGGTTAGTTAGTAGGTGTGTATGTCCATTGTAGGCGTTTTTTTCTGGTTGTGAAGGGGTCGATGTGGGTGTTATAGCGAAGTTAGGGAGGTTACGGCGCGGCGATAAGGTGGGGTAAACCCTATGTTTGTGGGGGTTACGTGTGTATGTGGTCTGGAATTGAGCCTGCTGTAAGACTGCGCC